GTGGGCTTATGTTCCATCCCTCCCGCGTGCGGTCGAGAATTTTTTTTGCTTGTTCGAGTGCTGTCATTTTTTTCTTCTTGTGTGTATTGAGGCCATCACGGCCTTGAGTTGTTCTACCGATTTGATGCCGCGTTTTTTTTCGCGGACATCGAGTTCATCCCTGCGCTTCCACAGTGGCAATGTCAGTAAATGCTTGGCTTCGCATTCGATCATCCACTCGCGTGACCATGAGCCAACGACACGACCATCGTGGAGCGTGACATCGATCTCGTATTGCTCGCGTGCTGTCAATGCTTTTGCTCCATGGCCGACATGTGCTTGAACCAGCCGTCGACGATCTCGATCGCCTCACGCATGACCATGTGCTCGAATGCGTGTTCGATCTTGCTTTCACCGCTGTCGTCATCCCAGCCAATAGCGAATGAGCAAACGCCCATGCCTTCAGGTTGGCAAAAGAATCGCAACTCAGGTGCGCCTTCTTGGTTCTGTTGTTTCAACATTACGATCTGGCCATATCGAACCACATCAAATACTCGTGCGAATTTCATAAGTCATCCTCAAAATAAAAATATATTGCCACACCAACAAGTGCGACACCCATTCCTGCGCCGATCATCAGTTCACCAATGACCATCATGATGTGCCCAATGTTCATCGCACATACTCCAGTCGAATGGTTCGATACACAACACCGTCGTGCCACTTCTTGTCTGACTCGATGTCATACAGTTCGATGATGTGTTCTGCCTCTGCAAACTTCATGCGCTGATTGCGAATGCTGAACATGTAGATCAGCGGCGCCTTTTGCGTTGAGTAGGCCTCGATCAATTGCGGCAACAGCAAGCGCTCTTTTTCTTTGATGTTGGCTGTGCCTTTGACATTGACAACGAAGGTGCGTTCATCACGCTGGATCACATAGTCCGGCATGTTGCGCAGTATTGGATTGAGATTGTAAAAGGCGCCCACATTGGCAAACTTCTCATCAAAGCCCAGGCGCGTGCAGTTCCACCCATTGCGCTCGCACCATTGCTCAAACATCTCTTCGCCGATATTGACACCGACACCTTGTCTGTCCTGGTAAGTTTGGTCCGCGTTCCCGTATGTCAAAACTTTCCTCCAATCTTCAGTTCGTTAAGTCTCAGCAATGTGTTCAATGATTCCTCTTGCTGTCTTCTGGTTGTGTTCAATTGCATGTCATCGGTCAAGTTCAAAGCGTGGCCAATTACATTGAACTCTTCGCCGGTTGTGCCCCACTTGCTTGTGCGCTCGTGCCTGTCTTTGACTGACTTAATTGCGGCCAGTGATTGCTCCATCAGTTCGCGTGCCTCGACAGAATCAAAGTGGTCACCGGACATCACATAGCCCCAGTTCAATCGAAAGCACACCGTGTTCCATGTGTACTCGTCAGCATCACCGGTCTTGAATTTTTGCAACTCCATGTGCGGTATAAATTGCAGATCGACTTCAGCCTCTTTGTTGTGGCGGAAAATCTTCGGCAATGCAAGCACCGGCTTTGGTCTGTACTTGCTTTTCTTTCTCACAACTTGATGCCTCGCACCATGTGCTCTTGGTCGATGCGCTTGCAATCGATCTCTGGCTTGTATGCTGGCCAATGACCTTCGCGCACCATGTCGCAGTAGTGTTGCTCTTCCTTGACGGCGTCTTCGTAATCCATCTGGTTGACGATTAAAAATGCGGCAAGCAATGCAAGCCATATCGAAATTGTTTTGATCATGCTCATGTTCTCTCCTTTGGTATTGCCATCTTTTGACGCAGTTCTTCCATCATCTTTTTAACCCTGGCTTTGTTCTGGGCCAATTGCTCATCGGTCAATTTGTATTCCAACTTCGCTGGCTCTGGCCGTGGTGCATTCCTGCATAGTTCCTTGAACTTGATGCAGTTGGGCACGCGTTCAGGCAAGTGCTCGAGTGCGTAGCCAATTGCCTCTGGCCACTTTGCAAAACCGCTGAGTTCATCAGCCCAGACGATCTTGGCGTTCTCGATGCCTGCGTCAATCCCGTTGACCATGCCGGTACCGTACTGGCCAAGGAACTCTCGACCGTAGACACCTTGCATGCGGGCAAAGATCTTCTCAACCCAAGCGCTTGGTAGTGGCTGGTTCTGATTCATAGATTTCTCCTTCGATGATGTTGCCTTGGTATTCGTCATGCTTTGGGATCAGGCCGATCGACCTGGCCATCGCTTCGTTGTTCAGTTGGTGCTGGGTTTTCTGCGGGCCTTTGTCTGCAACCCAATCTGCTTTGAACCCTGCCCATCCCCTTGCACAGCATTCGGTCAATGCGGCATTGAGTGACCAGCCTGCTTTGCGTGCCTCGCGCTCGATGCCTGCCATGGCTGTTTGCGTGACCGGCGCCTTCTTGGCCTTGCGGACTTTTGTGAATCCATCCCAAACTTCAGGTGACACGCCGTCAGGACATGGCAAGGGCTTGTCCCTTGTATTTATCTTTGTTTCCTGTTTTATGTTTACTGTTTCTTGTTTATTGTTTGGTTGCACGGTCGTTGAACGAGCGTTGGACCTGCGTTCAGCAGACGCCTTGCCCGCTCTGGATGCGGCTTCCAGCCTGTTGTGGTACTTGGCGATCTCTTCATCTGCCCTGCGATTGACCCATCCGGACCCCTCCACAAGTTCAAAAAATTCCTCGAGAACAGCCCCGACCTCGTCTTCGTGATCGCGCATGTTGATCGCCCGTGCAACGGTCGTTGAACACTCGTTCAACGGTTGTTCGTGCAGGTAGTACAGATCAAGCAGACGACGGTAAGCACAGTCCTCGATCACCGTGAGGTGCCGGGTGTGGCTTATGTAGTCGCCAATGTTGAATGAGTAGAAATGCATCACGCACCTACCTTGGCCTGGTCCATGATCTCTCTGATCTTGGACTCATTGGCACTCTTGGCGTTTTTTGTGCATGCAACGCAGGCCGCGTTGATCACATACTTTTCGGTTTCGCCGCAGGCTTTGCAGGGCTTACCGGTGTACTTGCGCTGGCCCTGGCGGGCGGCTTCAATTCGGGGGGATGACACTTGATGATCTCCATGTTGAGTTTCGGTCCACACATTGTAAACCAAAACCCAAACATGGAGTCAAGCGTTTTTTTACAGGTCGGCTTCTTTGACGAAAACGCCGTCGATCATTCGGCCTTTGCGGTCCTTGATTTCGTCGTAGGCCATCTCGATGCAGGCCTCGATGCTGAACCCCATTTGCTCGGCCAGGATGGTGAGCACCACCACAGCGTCGCCGATGCCGTCCATTACCTTGACCGTGTCTTTGCGGGCCAGGCCTGCGGCCAACTCGCCGATCTCTTCGATCAACTTGGTGAACTGCTTGTCGGTCGTGCTACCTGCAACCAGGTTGCGCTGGTGCGCCCAGCCACGAATGCGCACAAAGTCGTCATAAGTTTTCATTGGATACCTCAAAATGGAATGTCGTCGTCCATGTCTGCCATGTCACCGGCAGGCTGTTGCGTTTGTTGCGTTTGCTGTTTTTGTGCTGGCGCGTCACCTTTTGGTGGCAGGTCAATTTGGTCAACAGACATTCGCAGACTTGTTTTTGGTGTGCCATCCTTGGCTGTAAATGCCTCGAGTTTGACCGCGCCGCTAACGGTTACTCGCATGCCTTTGGCCAAATATGGTTGCAAGCTGGTGGCACGCTTGCCCCACAGCGCGCAGTCCACCCACATCGTTTCGGGTTTTTCGCGGTTGCCGGTTTGCACGCCAATTGAAAAATTCAGAATGTTGTCGCCGTTGAATTGGCGCAGTTCTGGATCTCTGCCAATGTTGCCAGTGAAAATTGATAAGTTCATGTGTGGGATTCCTTCAAAATTTGGACGCGTACAAAACCACCGATCTGTTCCGCGTCCACTCGTGCAGTCAGTGTTGTGAATTGTTTGTCGTTGATCTTGAGTGCATCAGCGACGCCGTCAAGGCCAGACTTCATCCTGGCCACCAGGTTGTCTCGATCGTAACTGCGCCGGTCGGGCGGAACGAACTCGAGCACCAGGTGCAGATTGCCAGCAATGTCTGGTCTTACGGCCCCCGCCTGCTCGAGCACCATGGCCCAGCATGCCTCACGGTATGAGGCTTTGACTTTTGAAACCTTGGACCAGTGCAGGCGTTTGTTCGGAGACAGTTCCGACGGTGGCCAGCCCAGCGTGAACTCAATCATTGACTTCGCGCCCAAACACGATGTCGTGCGCAGTGATGTCGATGCCACGCTCCCAGGCTAATTCCAGGAGGCGACGCTGTACAGAGGTCGGCACGATGCCGGTCTTTTGCCAGCGAGACACTGCGGCAGGATCGCGATTGAGGGCGCGGGCGAGTTTTCGTACCCCGCCAAACATGTCAATGGCCAGTTCAACTGGCGATGTGTGATTGAAAGTGTTGTTCATCCCTCAATGATGACACAGGCGCAACACCTTGTGAACCCTTGATTTACCTGGGC